AGGAGGTCTTCGGACCTCCTTTTTTTGTATAATATCTCCATACGTATTAGACCCATGACCGTTCGCCACGAAATCAAGTCTCAACTTGCCAAGTTGCTTGCCACTGAGGATCTGATAGTTGAGCACAAGAAAGTGGAGACTGCCTGCTTCAACGTCCATAGTCGCGTCCTGACGCTCCCTATGTGGGAGAAGGCAAGTGGAATGGTCTATGACATGTTGGTCGGTCATGAGGTCGGTCATGCCCTTTACACGCCTGATATCAACTGGATTAAAGATAGACGAATCAACCCTCAGATTGTAAATGTTGTTGAGGATGCTCGTATTGAGAAGTTGATGAAGCGACGTTATGCTGGTATCTCCAAGTCGTTCTATCGTGGATATAAAGAACTATCTGATCAGGACTTCTTTGATATTGGTGATGATGACTTGAACTCTTATAATCTTGCTGATAAAATCAATCTCTATTACAAGATTGGTAGTTTTGAGGTTGTTCCCTTTGCAGAAGAAGAGGTAGAACTGGTTAAGAAAGTTGGTGATTGTGAAACATTTGAAGAAGTTCTTGATGTTTCTGAAATGATTCAGAAGTTCTGTGAGCAGGAACAGAAGCAAGAACAGAATCAAGAAATTCAACCTCAGGGTCAGTCTGAAGAAACTGAGGAACAAACTGAGGAGGTAGAGAACGATAATCAATCAGCACCTTCTCAACAGCATGATTCTCAAGACTCTCAAGATGAAGAGGAGACTGGTTCAGAAGAAACTGATGATAAAGTTGAAGTCAAGACTATGGAAGCACTTGAAGATGCTTTGAAAGATCTTGTTGATAATCAGGGTTTAGAGAATGTATATGTGGAGATTCCTGACATGAACTTGAGTAAGGTCGTTGTTTCTAACGCTGAAGTTCATGGAAAGTGCTCTGAAGTTTGGGATGAATATGAGAAGAGTGATGCATTTGATGTTATTGATACTCAATATCTAAAGTTCAAAAAGTCTGCTCAGAAAGAAGTCAACTATCTGGTCAAAGAGTTTGAATGTAAGAAGGCAGCAGACTCATATGCCCGTGCTACCACCTCTCGCACAGGTGTTCTGGACTGTTCTAAACTTCATACCTACAAATACAATGAAGATCTTTTCAGGAAGGTTACTACGCTTGCTGATGGAAAAAACCATGGGCTGGTGTTCATTCTTGACTGGTCTGCTTCTATGAACAACGTCTTGATTGACACACTCAAGCAACTTTGCAACTTGATGTGGTTCTGTAAAAAAGTGTCTATTCCTTTTGATGTCTATGCATTCACCAGTGATTATCCTCTAATCAACTATAATGAACATGGTGGATCATATGTTCGTGAGCGTTCATACACTCCTCAAGATGGATTGGTTTCAATTCCAGAGTGGTTCTCTCTTATGAACATCTTCACTAGTAAAACAAGTAGTTCTGAACTTGAAAAACAGATGAAAAATGTTTTTAGGGTAGCATACTCTCATCGTTATTGGGTTATGTATCCTAGTCCCATTGGTTGGAATCTTTCTGGAACTCCTTTAAATGAGACCTTGATTTCCCTGTATAAAATCCTTCCAGAGTTTAAGCGTAAAAACAAACTTCAAAAGGTTCAGTGTGTGATTCTTACTGATGGTGAAGCATCTCCTCTAAAATATCATCGTGAATTCTTCCGTCGTAATGTGATTGAACCTTTTATTGGAGTCAATTCTCTTGGTTCTAACTGCTTTTTGCGGAACAGAAAAACCGGTACTAGTCGCTCTCTAGGTAATCAGTGGTATGAGATGACAGATGTTTTACTGGAAGATTTGAGGACAACTTTTCCTGACATGAACTTTATCGGTATTCGTATCATTGAATCTAGAGATGCCAAAGCATTCATTCGTCGTTACTGTGGTGTCTTCAACGATGACTATGACAAGGCAGAACTTTCATGGCGTAAAGATAAATCATTCACCATCAAAAAATCTGGATACCACAGTTATTTTGCTCTCTCCGCAAACTCTCTGTCTCAGGATACTGAGTTTGAGGTAAAGGAAGATGCTACTAAAATGCAGATTAAGAGTGCTTTTGTCAAGAGTCTTCGCACCAAGAAAATGAACAAGAAAATTCTTGGTGAGTTTGTGGAACTTGTTGCTTAATAAATAATAGAAAACTACGTAAGGATCATGAGCAGATTTGGAGATTTAATTGGCGGCAAGGCAGCGGAAGCACCTGCACCTGCTCCTGCCCCCGCACCAGCACCCGTTGTTGAACCCACACCAGAACCCGTTGTTGAACTGGAACCACCCGCTCCTATAAAAGAAACCAAGAGGTCTCTCCGTAAATCCAAGTGATGTGACACTTGTATAACTGTCCACTAGGGGGTCTATATGACCCCCTTTTTTTGTATAATTACTATGTTGAAACAAATCCCCCATGCAACTTTCATCCATCATAACTTCACTCCAAAACGCTTATGGTCCTGAAGTCACCTCTGCTGACATCCGAGGATGGTGTGCTATGAATGATTGTAATTATCAGAGCATCACCCGTCGCCTTGAGAGACAGGGTTGTAAAGTAAGTCGTGGTAAGTGGAACCTTGAAGTGACAAAAGAGACAGTTCAAGACCTGGAAGTATCCTATAATTCTCCTGCAGCGATTCCTGCTGTTGTTCAAAACCTCATCCCAGAAAAAGATGATACCTTCGTCAAGTTTGGCAATTTTGGTGATCTTAAAAAAATTATTCAGTCCCGTGTATTCTACCCTACGTTTATCACGGGTCTCTCGGGTAATGGTAAAACGTTTTCTGTCGAACAAGCGTGCGCCCAACTCGGACGGGAACTTATCCGTGTAAACATTACTATTGAAACTGATGAAGATGATCTTATTGGTGGTTTCCGCCTTGTTGATGGTGCAACCGTCTGGCACAATGGCCCAGTCATTGAAGCACTCGAACGAGGTGCTGTCCTGCTCCTTGACGAGGTTGACCTCGCCTCTAATAAAATTCTCTGTCTCCAAAGTATCCTTGAAGGAAATGGAGTCTTTCTTAAGAAAATTGGCAAGTTTGTCCGACCCAGTGCAGGTTTCAACGTCATCGCAACAGCAAACACTAAAGGTAAAGGTTCAGACGACGGACGATTCATTGGAACTAACGTGCTCAATGAAGCCTTCCTTGAGAGATTCCCAGTGACCTTTGAGCAGGAATATCCCACTACTGCTACTGAAATCAAGATTCTCAACAAACTCTGTGATGATGAGAACTTCTGCAAGAGACTTGCTGATTGGGCAGACATCATCCGCAAGACCTTCTATGATGGTGGTATTGAAGAAATCATCAGCACTCGCCGTCTGGTCCACATTGTGAAGGCATATAGCATCTTTGAGGATAAGGCAAAGGCAATTCAGGTCTGTGTCAATCGCTTTGACGATGAAACTAAGCAAGCATTCCTTGAACTCTATGACAAGGTTGACGCTGACTTTGAGATGCCAATTGACGAAGAGGTTGAGTCCTGATATAATAATGACAAACTCTTGGTCTTTACTTTACGATATTATGTACGGTCCCGAAGACGAACACAATCTGAATACGGGTACAATTACTATTTTTGAAAACACTATGAACAAAGAATCCACACGCTACAAGTATAGTGAGCAAGAAATACTCAAAGAATTAACTGACTATATTGTCAGAACATATGATCAGCACTATTCTGCTGGTTCTGATAAAATTCAAACTCTTGATTTGATTGAAGCATGTGGTGATGGTGAGGCATTCTGCCGATCCAATATCCTTAAATATGCTTCTCGTTACGACAAGAAAGGAACTGCCCGTCGTGACATTATGAAGATTCTGCACTATGCTGTACTTCTAATGCATTTCAACGACAAGAATGCTCAACGTGAAACTTACCCTCAGTGATGAAACTACGCGAACCTATGAAATTTTCTGACAATACCCTCACTATCCTCAAGAATTTTGCTGGGATTAACAACTCTATTCTTGTGAAGCAGGGCAATAAACTCCGCACTATCTCTGTTGCTAAGAACATTCTTGCTGAAGCAGAAATTGATGAAGAGTTCCCTCGTGATGTTGCTCTGTATGATTTGAATCAACTTCTGAACATTCTGAGCACTTATACAAATCCAGGTCTGGACTTCAAAGAAGAAAGTTATCTTGCCTATCGTGAAGGCAATCGTCGGGGCAAGTATTTCTATTCTGATCCTGCCGTTATTATTGCTCCTCCCGAAAAAGAAATCAGTCTTCCAACTCAGGACGTTTGTTTCCAACTGGACAGTAATACCCTCTCTCAGGTTCTGAAAGCTGCTGCTGTTCTACAACTTCCTGACTTGTCTGTTGTTGGTGGTGCAGGTATCGTTAAACTGGTTGTTCGCGACAAGAAGAACGATACTTCTCATGCAGAAGAGTTTGTTGTTGGAGAAACTGATAAAGAGTTTACTTTCAATTTCAAGATTGAGAATATCAAAATCATCCCTGGTGCCTATGATGTTATTGTCTCATCTAAACTCCTGTCCAAGTTTACTAATTCTAAGTACAACCTTACATACTTTATTGCTCTAGAACCTGATTCCACATTCGGATGAAACACATTCTCTTTACTTTAAAGGGTTGTCCTTTTGGACTTTTAGATGATGAGGCACACATTCGCAATGTTCTTCTGAATGCTGCTACGCTATCAGAGATCACACTCATTGGTATTCAATCGCATAAGTTTGATCCTCAAGGAGTTACTGCCGTAGCACTTCTTGCCGAGTCTCACATTAGTATCCATACATGGCCTGAGAATGGTATGGCAGTATGTGATGTGTTTACTTGTGGTGAACATACAAATCCACGATCCGGTGCCACATACATGTATGAAGCAATGGGTGCAACGGACATTGTATCTGAAATCTTTACTCGACCTTTGAAATGACCAAAGTTGATGTCCCAATGAGAATAACTGGTAGTATCTTAGTGATTACTGCTTATTTTGTTGTTCTTCACATTAATATAACTCTCGGAGTTTTTTTGCACTTTGTTGCTGATATGATTTCAGTTCCTTACTTTATAAGGACAAAATCTTGGGATGTTGTTATTATGCTAGGATTCCTTCTAGCGATTAGTTTTAGTAAATTACTTTTTTGATTATGAGCAACTTCATCTGGGTTGAGAAGTATCGTCCTAAGACGATCTCTGAATGTATTCTGCCTACTGCTACAAAGAAGACGTTTCAGGATTTCCTAGATAAGGGAGAGATTCCTAATATGCTACTTGCTGGTCCTCCAGGCATTGGCAAAACAACAGTAGCAAAGGCACTCTGTAATGAACTTGGAGTAGATGTTTATGTCATCAATGGATCCGATGAGGGACGATTCCTTGATACTGTCCGAAACAATGCGAAGAATTTCGCTTCGACCGTATCGCTTACGTCAGATTCTAAACACAAAGTCATCATCATTGACGAAGCTGACAACACATCCAACGATGTACAACTCTGCTTACGGGCGTTTATTGAGGAGTTCGCTGGCAATTGCAGATTCATCTTTACCTGCAACTATAAAAATAAAATCCTTGAACCCCTTCACTCGCGATGTGCAGTCATTGAGTTTGGAATCAAAGGAAAAGACCGACAATCAATTGCAGCACAGTTCTTCAAACGTCTCCAAGAAATCTTGGGTGCAGAAGGTGTTGAATATGATAACAAGGTCCTGGTAGAACTTGTTAACAAACACTTTCCTGATTGGCGTCGTGTACTCAATGAGATTCAGCGATACTCAGTTAGTGGAAAAATTGACTCTGGTATTCTTACTACGTTTTCTGATGTTGCTGTAAATGAACTAGTCAAAAATCTTAAGACTAAAAACTTTGCTGAAGTAAGAAAGTGGATCGTTAGTAATCTAGACAATGATACTACTGTACTTCTGCGTCGTATTTATGATTCTCTTTACGAATCCTTGGTCCCTGGTAGTATTCCTGCTGCTGTCCTTGTTTTGGCTAAGTATCAGTATCAGGCAGCATTCGTTGCCGACCAAGAGATAAATATGCTTGCTTGTTTAACCGAAATTATGGTGGAGTGTGAATTCAAATGATTGAATTTTTAATTGCTTGTTCCCCTGTTATTGTTCCACCAGGAATGTATGGTCCACCACCTGGATTGAGGTCTAACTGTGGTCCTGGTGACATAGAACTTGTAGAAGGTGTCCAAAAATCAAAAAAAAGTAAAGTGAGAATTCCTACACAGCATCTTACTATTCTCGATTGGAAAATTTCATTATGATTGATGTAAAACTGATTATCTGATATGATTAAAATTATAGTAGAATGTGAGTTTAAGTAATGATAAAAGTTTTACAAAATCCAAAAACAGATCGTTACTTAGAACTAAAGAAAACCGTTCTTTCCGACAGGTTTCCTTGGTATTGGTGTCCAGAATCTACAGGTGGTAATCCGCAAGTAGAGGGGCATCGTAATATTCCGTATTACTCTCATCCTCTTCTTGGAAGACCTGATATAAAAAAATATAGTGAGACCACTTCAGTTTACTTAGAACCATATATCAAAGTCGCTGAAGAAATACTTGAATATAACAATATTCAGTCAAATTATTTTTTTCTTAGAGCATGTATAAACTGTGTTCATCCCATGTCAGGGATTCAATATTGTATACCTCATGAAGATCATAATTTTCCTCATAAAAATTTAATAATGTATTTTACAAATTCTGGAGGCAATACATATGTAAAAGATGGACAATACTTTAAAAAATATGAGGAATATGTCCCAGAAGAAGATGATGTTATCTTATTCTCTGGAGAGCATTATATGAAAATTCCAAAAGAAGAAAGAAGAATCATTATTGTATCTACACTATTTGAACCATGAATGTTAAACTAATTCGTATGATTACTGGTGAAGAAATCATCGCAGAGATTGTCTCTGAAACTGATGATACTATCACCGTTCAAAATGGTCTTGTAGTTCTTCCTAGTGCTCAGGGTGTTGGATTTGCTCCTTGGGCAACAGTTATTAGTAAAGAAGAACCTGAGATTGAAATGTCTAAAAACCACATTGTGTATGTGGTGGCAGTTCAAGAGGATGTTTCTTTAAAGTATAATGAAATGTTTGGGAGTAAACTAAAACTTCCTCAAAGTAAAAAACTGATTATCTGATATGACTGAAGAAGAATTGGAACACGAACGTTGTGTAGATGATGACTATAATGTCATCTCTCACTACTATCATGCTAAAAGACTTCATCCAAATATTCCATTCTACTTACAAGATGAGAGAGGAGAAACATTTGAGTTTGGATGGACACTTATCTATCAATATATTGACAAACTAAATCAATGAAAAAGAGTCAAAAGCATCATCATCACCATGTATCCAGCAGAATACATCAGGTCAAGTCACGGTTCTATTACGTATTTTGGGGCATTGCAACTGTTGCGGTTGTTTTGGGTCAGTTGTATGTAGGTACTGGATATCGTGTATTACATGACGATATGCGAGAACTATTAAATAAGGTTGATGGTGTTCTTCTTCGTGCGGATGAACCGAACTACCTATGAGTTTTTTAAAAACTGACAAGAGTAATTTAGTTGAACCAAAGGTAAAAACTACTCCTCAAAACGTGAAGGAGGCCAATTTGGCACTATTTCGTGCTATAATGAGTTTGCCCGCAGCTGCCAAGCACTGTGGGATGACTCAGAAGGAAATGAAATTGACCTTCTGGGAATTTTTGAAATACAATGAACCTGATTATGATCAACTTGCATGAGTTTGACCTTGAAGCATTCTGGAAAGAATGTGATGAAATTTTTGAGCAGTTTAGAGAAGAAGAAATGCCTTCTGAGTGCTATGGTTGGCGCTCGTGGAAAATTGAAAGAGCATTTGAAAAACATTCAAAGAATGCACTGAAGTGGGTTGACGGGATAGGACATGATTTTGTAGACCAAGATAATATCAAATATGAATTTAAGCAAGTAAAAGATGCTTTTAAGAATGAAGAAACTCCTAACGTTATCCTAAAAAACTTTCGTAAAAATACTCTTGATCATTATGATCAGACCTTTGAGTACATTTTAATTATTGATGTTGAGCGTAGAATTCTTGGTGTTTTTGATTGGGAATATGTTTATCGCAGACATGTCATCAATGGCGCTACCGTAACAGCAATTTTGGAGCATTTCCAAGCAAAAGAAATTCACACACCCTACGCAAATCTTCTCTATGAAATCGCTTAAAACACCACTACGCTACCCAGGGGGTAAGTCTCGTGCTTGCATTAAGATGGACCAATACTTCCCCGATCTTCGGGAGTACGATGAATATCGTGAACCATTCCTCGGTGGTGGCAGTGTAGCAATTCACGTCACGAAGAAGTATCCGACTGTCAAGGTTTGGGTGAATGACTTGTATGAACCTCTGGTAAACTTCTGGAAGGTCCTTCAGAGTGATGGACAGAAGATGCGTGATGAACTTGTTCAGTTGAAGTATCGT